GAATTGTCATTCTCAAACACATACATTCGCTGGCAGAAATGTAAAAAGGAACTAAAATGAAAAAATATATTTGGCTTCTTGTAGGGCTTCCGGGTGTAGGTAAGTCAACTTGGCTTAATAATCATGCAGTCAATCGTAAGGATGCTGTTATTGTATCTTCAGATACAATCATCGAGGATATGTGCAAGGCAGAAGGATTGACCTACAATGAAGGGTTTCAACGTTTTATCAACGTTGCACAGAAAAAGTTCTTTCTCGATCTGGCAGAAGCTTTGATCGATGGTAAGGACGTATTCGTGGATCGCACGAATTTGACTGTAAATTCACGTAAGAAAATTCTCGATTTGGTTCCTGCCGGATATGATAAGCAGGCAATCGTTTTTCATTGTGATCATAAAATTCATAAGGAAAGACTCGCTTCAAGACCGGGAAAGACTATTCCGGGTCATGTCATCGACCAGATGGAAACCACATTTCAAATGCCGACTGTAGACGAAGGTTTCAGCGGTATCACCACAATCAATACAAACTGAGGTATAATATGAGATATGCAAATTTTGATAGAGTAAAACTAAAAACAACATTTACACTTGAAGTTGTAAAAAATGAGAGTGAACGTAAAAATATTTTTTATGTAAAAAACCCTTGGAATTACGATCCACAATTATTTAAAATATCTGAACATGATATAGATTTTATCGTATATGATGCACCATTAATTGTTGGTGAATTGGTAGAATATGTTAACGATTCAAATAAAAAAGGGTTGTGGACAATTATATCAATTAATGATGGTTATGCATGGTGCAGAGCCAATTCACAGACATACAATACTTTTAAAATTTTAGAGCTAAAAAGATATAGAGGATAAAAGAAATCCTCATATGTCAGAAGCTAAAGAAAAAATGAGACAATCAGCACTAAAAAGAGGTAATAATAAATGAGTGATAGTATTTTGTTAGGAGGTACGGAATTAATGGTAAAGCGTCTTAAAGATTCTTTACCATCAGAATTATTGGATAATTTTCAGATTATTCCGACAAGGTTAACAGAAGAACTTGATGAAAGCAAAATTCGTATTGCTTATATTCATGATCTTGCGAATGATCCTCAACTTGCATATCTCGATAATGGCGGATGGCGAAAGTTTCATTTGCTAGTTTTCGTTTCTAATTGGCAGATGCAATCTTTCATTGGCCGTTATCAAATTCCTTGGGAACGTTGCCTAGTCATTCAGAACGCAATTGTACCTATTGACGTAGACCTTGATAAGAAGCCTACTGACAAGGTTCGTCTGATTTATACACCTACACCGCATCGTGGTCTGAATATCCTCCTACCAGTCTTCGAAAAGCTGTTAGAAGTCTATCCTGATCTAGAGTTAGATGTTTTTTCTTCATTCAAGCTTTATGGATGGGAACAAAGAGACGATCAATTTAAGTCTCTCTTTGAAAAATGTGAGAATCATCCTAACATAAATTATCATGGTTCACAATCTAACGAAGTCGTTAGAGAAGCCTTGAAGAATGCACATATCTTTGCATACCCTTCAAAGTGGCAGGAAACAAGCTGTCTATGTCTTATAGAAGCTATGTCTGCCGGTCTGATCTGTGTTCATTCCAATTTAGGCGCTCTTTACGAGACAGCCGCTAATTTTTCATATATGTATCAATTTACAGAAGATGAAAATCGTCATGCACAAATATTTTACAGTGCATTGAGAATGGGTATTGAAAATCTCAAGAATGATGTTAATATAGGGTTGAGAATAAAGCACCAGAAGGTATATGCAGATCAAGTTTATAATTGGAATGCTCGCAAAGACCAATGGAACGCTTTACTTAATTCAATGTTAACTCTACCTAGAGAATTCGAAAAGCCAAAGTTTGTTTACAATACAGGATATTAATTATGACTGAGAAACTACCAGTAAATATTGAAGAAAAAGGTTGGGTATTGGATTTTCGCTACAAGAATAAACTTGTAACTGAAGATTTTATTCGAAATCTTATTGAAAAGCAAATTCAATCTCTTAGCGATAAGGGTATTGAAATGTTTTCTGCTGCTCTTTATGCAGAAGCAAAAAAGCGTGCTAAACCACGATCTTTATCTATTGATCCTTGGGGTAATGAAGCCGCCTAAGCACATTGATATTTACAATTATTATTGTGCCATCTAGTAATATTAGATTTTAAAGCTTTTAAACCACACTTGATACAAGTAGACTTTTTATAAATTCTACTATCATTTGAGTGTTTGATTTTTTCTAATGTTTCTAAAGAATGGGATATTCCTTTATTCCAAGGGATATCACCACTTTTAAATTGTTTAGGTGGAATAATTCCTTGTTTAGCAATAGATTTCTTTTTTCTGGTTTCTTTAGATTCTTTAATTCCTTTTTTGACTCCGACAAGTTCACCAGATAGCCAACGAGGATCATCTTTAGAGACTTTTAGACCAAATCCATTTTTATCAACAACTGATATTTTACCTTTATTTGCTTTAGAAATTTTTTGTTTTTGAAAATTTGTTTTTGGGTTTCCTTTTTGTAAAGGAAAACAATCTCTACCGCCTTCTGTCAGGTTATATAAAATACCTGTTGAATTTAGTTTTCTGCCATAAAATGCAATTAATTCTTCTTCTAAATAAAATGCTTCATCTTCAAAAAGATCAGTCGCATACATAATTATGGGAGGATTTTTATTTGTCTCTTGACGAATTGTTTGAATTAAGTTATACTTATCTAAATTAGTATACTTTTCCCTACAGTGTGTTAAATGTATTTTATGTCTGTTTCCACAACCTTTACCAATATAAAATGGCTGATTATTATCTAAAGGGTTTAAATAAATGTAAACATAAAATTTAGTTTCTAACATGAGTGATTCTCCTTACTTATTATTTATAGAAAAATCACTTGATTTTCACGGAAGGATGATAAATATTTCAATTTTGGTAGATTTTCACGGAACCATGATAGCCTCTATCATGGTTCAAATTCATAGAGATAATAATTATCTGATCGACGAAGACCTGATTAGACACAGTATTCTCAATAGTATTCGTCGATATAGAACTAAGTTTGGTCGAGAATATGGTAACATGATTATTTCATGTGACTCTGGTAGTTCTTGGCGATACTCTATATTCGAACAATATAAAGCAAAACGTAAGAAAAGTAAAGACGAATCTGAATTTGATTGGGTAGCTATTCACGAATACATGGATAAAATCAAAAAAGAATTGCGTGAATATATTCCTTTTCCTGTCCTTCAGGTTGCCAACGCCGAGTCCGACGATATTATCGGAACTTTGGCTTCTTCACCATATGTGAAGAAGTGTCTGATTATTTCGGAAGATAAAGATTTCTTACAATTATTATCAGAAAAAGTTTCTATATACAAACCTATTAGAGATATATTAATCAAGTTGAAAGATTGACCAACCTTCAGAATTTTTTCTTTCCTCAAAATTTCTAATAAAATTTGCTTTATTAGAAATTTTTGGTACAGTATTGTATTCTTCATTAACATCCTTATATAATTGACTAAAAGATATTTTATGTATATTACAAAATTTTTTTAATTCTCCATGAATAATATACTCTATATCATTATGAAAGCGTATATAAAAGCCATTGATTTATCCTATTTTCTGTGGTAATATATTATTTATATAATAGGATAAGGATTTTAATCAATGAAGGAAGAATTTTATACTAAAGATGAAATAAAGAAGTTTCTGTTTGAGCACATTATTAAAGGTGATGCAACGGATGGAATACCGAATATATTTTCTGATGATGATACTTTTATTAATAATACCAAGAGACAAAAGCCAATTTATCAAAAAAAGATTGATGAATGGTTTATAAATAAAAATGAGTTTGATAAGGTCATTGCAGACTCTCACTATATCAGAAATGATCGATTAATTAATTTAAAGCATACACCAGCAGAAATCAAGGCTGATATTATAAAAGATTTGATTGATCAAAGCAAAAAGCCAAATTTGCTTATGGATTATCTTCAAAAGTATAATCTTGCATATTTGCTAGAACATTACCAAGAATTTATTTAGGAGACATGAATGGCAAGAAATAAACCAATTTCTGAGGTTTTTAAGGAAGCATCAGAAATCCGACTAAAGAAAGATCGCATTGATTTTCTGAGAAGTCATGCAACGCATTTAATGCGTTATGTCGTGCAAGGAGCATATCACCCTAACGTGTTTTGGCTTTTACCTAAAGGTGTACCTAACTTTAAGAGGTCAGAGCCAGTGGGGTCCGAAGGGGCTTTCATGCAGGAATTTAATCGTCTTTATCTATTCTGTAAAGGCGGAAATGATAATCTAAAACAGTTTGATAGAGAAAGACTGTTTATTAATATGTTAGAAAAACTTCATCCAGATGATGCAATTCTACTTTGTCATGTTAAGGATAAAAAAATTAATTATTCATTTCTTACATATGCTCTTTTTAAGGAAGCCTTTCCTGACTGGCTACCAGAAAAAGCTAAAGAAGAAAATGATGTTGACTAAATCAGAAATTGAGGATACAATTCGACATCTAAGAAAAAGATCAGATGCTTTTAACTATTATAAGGAAGGATTTTCTTATGACGTAAGAGACGAGCGAGTTGATTACCTTGTAATTGGATTTCTAGAAGATTTTTTAAAACTAGATAAGGAAAATAACAATGAATAATGATTTACGCGATACAATGGAACGATTTCTTAAGGGAATGTTCCAGAAAGCAAGCGGAGATAGAATTGATGAAGTTCTATTCAAGCAAGTTAAGGGAAATAATACAGTCGTATTCAGAACCCTTGTAGACAAGGACGAACTCGATCTTAGGGAAACCTATAACGAATATTCATTAACTTCAGATGAACTTCTTGAATTCATTTTGACCGATCAAAAGGTTGTCGATTTCATTCATGGTTACTATGCAGAAAGCCTTGCTGAGCTTCATGGTTACTATGATCCTGATTTTGAATTCGATGATGAATTAGAAGATGCATTTTTTAAAGGTTTAGTATAATTGCCTAATTATAACGTAGAAAATAAAGAAACAGGCGAATATTCAACAGTATCAATGCCTTGGGTTGAGTTTGAGGATTATCTAAAAAATAATCCTCAATTTCGACAAGTTTTTGAAAAGGTTAGACTTAGTTATAGAGGCGTCGGAGACGTCAAAGTTCCCGAAGATTTCAATAGTATATTGAAGAAAATCAAAAAGGATTATCCGGGGTCTACAATTAATCCATTAAAGTAAAAGGTTATAAATAATGGAAGAAGAACAAGAGCAAAAAGAAAAAGGAGACTTCTTGACCGAACGTAAGAGTAATAAGAAACCACAACTCCGTATTATTAAGCCAAAAACAAAAAATCAAGATAAAATTTTTAAAGCATTTGAAAATGAAAAACATGTTTTGATACATGGAACAGCCGGTACAGGTAAGACTTTTCTAGCACTTTATCTGGCACTTGATGCAGTTTTGAATAAAAGACTTTTTAATGAAGTGGTAATTATTAGATCAGCAGTTCCAGCAAGAAAGCAAGGCTTCTTACCCGGAAACGAAGAAGAAAAGAACGAAATTTTCGAAATACCTTATGAAGCTATTGTCAATGATTTGATGCAGGCTCCCGGTCAATATAAATTTCTCAAAAATGAAAAGAAAATTAGATTCGTTTCTACCTCTTACCTTAGAGGTATTACACTAGAAAACGCTATCGTCATTATTGATGAAGTACAAAATTTCAATGGTGGTGAAATCGATACCAGTATGACACGAGTCGGTCATGGTTGTCGAGTTATGATTTGTGGTGACACAAAGCAAAACGATCTACTTTATCTACATGAAGACTCATGTTTAGAAGACGTTTTGAAGATTGTAGATAAGATGAAGTCTTTTGCTACAATTAAAATGACTCCTGCCGATAACCAGAGACATGATATTGTCAGAGAATGGATTGAAGCAAGAGACAGTAGTTCAAATACTCTGCCTAGATTTATTACAGGTTAATAATCTTGTCAGGATGGATTTATGAAGGTAAAGAAATAGACGAATCAGACATTCCAGCCGGAAGCGTAGGATTCGTCTATATCATTTTTATAGCCGGTACAGATAAAAAATATATAGGTAGAAAGATTTTAACTTCTACCAAGAGGAAACCTCCGAAGAAGGGTGAAACCCGACGCACCAAAGTCGTCTCAGCTTCTAACTGGCAAAATTATTACGGTAGCTCTGCTGAAATGAAGAATCTGCTATTGACACAGGGTAAGGATGCCTTTATAAGAAAGATTGTTCGCTTCTGTAAGAGCAAGTCTGAAATGGCTTACTACGAGGCAAAGCTTATATTTGAAGAAGACGCCTTACTTAAAGATGAATATATCAATAAGTGGCTCACCTGTCAAATCAATGGAAAAAATCTAAATTATCTAAGGAAGTAAATTGAGTCGTTATCATATTTGTAATAAGTGGGACTTCAGATTCTTGAAGCTCGCCAGAGAAGTTTCTACGTGGTCTAAGGACGGAACAAAAATAGGGGCCGTATTGGTACGTCCCGACAAGACAGTCGCCTCAGTAGGCTTTAATGGGCTTCCTAGAGGCATTGAAGATCAAGACTATCTTGGAAACCGAGAACTTAAAAATAAGTTTGTAATTCATGCCGAGCAAAATGCAATTCTTTTTTGTAGCGATAAAGACACCAATAATTATACTATGTACGGTTGGGGTCTGCATCCTTGTGCTCATTGTGCTTCCGTATTAGCACAAAAAAATATCAAGAGAATTGTTAGTATAGATGCTGCTAAGTTAGCATCACCTTCTTGGAAAGAAGCACAATTTCTTGCAGAAGAAATTCTAAAAAAATGTAATATTGACAACGATCACTATACAATAGAGGAATTTGAAGAAGATTATGAATATATCAATAAGTAAGGGTAACGATGAATTAACACAGCTTGACAAGATTGCCAAGGTGCTGTATGAAATGTATAATTTCGATACGCAACCTGATATGCTAGTCACAGGCATATTTACGACACCTTATCAAAAGCAAGGTGTACAGTATACAGAAGAAGAACTGAAAAGTTTTAATTATCATTATGATAGAATTCAAAATAATGCTGACGAGAATACCCCAATGATTTATGCATGGCGTAAGTGGGGTCCAAAGGCTGTAGAAATTCAGCTTCGTTTAGAGAAACAAGGTTTAACAATAAAGGAAATTTAATATGTCAACAAATTATTTTTATGAAGAATTAGAAAAAATAATTTCAGAGTATAATTTTGAAATTGCTGATGATAATACATTCGTTAATATGAAAAAAAGTGTATATTCATTTGTAAATAAACTATATGATAATGGGTTTATTCTAAAAATTTCTGATAAAGAAGTTAATTTAGAAAACTTATGTATAGTAGTGTATTCAGAGAATGATAATATCACAGTTGTTTTTAATGATAATCGTTATGATGTTATGTTAAAAGTTGTATTTGAATTTAATTCTGTAAAATTTGAGGAAATCTAATACGTCAAAGTTGGATTGAAAGAAGGACATAAAATTATGAGTATTGAAGGTCGTGGTTTTAAGCGCAATACAATCGAAAAAGTTATTCGTGCAAAGATTAATAACTGGCTAAAGTCAATTAATGATGATAATCTAAAGAAAATAATCAAAGAAAATTACATTCTGACTGGTGGAGCTATTACTTCACTCTTGCAGGGTGAACAACCTAATGATTATGATCTTTATTTTGCAACTCGTGAGTCTGCTGTTAAGGTAGCAGAATATTATCTTGACAAGTGCTCAAAGGAGCAGGACAGCAAGGTTAAGATTTATATTGACGAAAATGTAGCTGATCGAGTCAAGATTGTCATCAAGTCAGTTGGTATTCTTCAAGGTGCAAAAGACAATACTGAAGGCTACGAGTATTTTGAGACTTTCGAAGGTCAAGATGGTGTAGCAGATACAATTGAATCTTACCTTAACAAGAATAATGTAAAGAGTCAAGAAAAGTATGCTGTTGCAATGGTAACAAGCAATGCTGTTTCGTTGAATAACGATGTACAATTAATTTTTCGTTTCTTCGGTGACGCAGCAGAAATTCATAAGAATTATGACTTCCTGCATGTTACAAATTATTTCACCGAAAAGGATGGTCTAGTACTCAATTCAGATGCTCTTGAGGCTATCATGTCCAAGACATTGAAGTATGTCGGATCACGATATCCGATCTGCACCATGTTCCGTATTCGAAAGTTTATCAATCGAGGATGGTCAATCAATGCAGGAGAAATGCTAAAGATTGCATTTGATATCAATAAGTTAGACCTTAATGATATCAATGTGTTCTATGAGCAGCTTGTAGGCGTCGATGCAGCATACTTTCATCAGCTTATGGGAATGCTCGATAAGTGGATTAAAAAGAATCCTGATGTAGAGCTAGATCGTAGCTATCTATTTGAATTGATTAACAAAGTCTTCGAAGATCATGATTTTTCTGATATGGAAGAACTTCATGACGAGGTAGACGGTGAGTGACTTCACATATAAGTGGGGAGAAGATGTCCGAGCAGGAATTTATTCATGGTGGCCTATTGCAGAGAAGCAAGGGCTCACCAAGGTTGAATTTCTTATCTATGCATTTGACTTGCTTATTAACGAAGATTCTGGTAAGCTAAAAGAGCTTATCAAGGCTTCTATTGAAGCTAATCCAGATATGGTAGCCAAAGCAAAAAAGAATCCTAAGCTTGCTAACTGGTTTATTGGTCAGGTAATGAAGTTAGATTCTTCTTTCGATCCTAAAGCTTTGTTAGAAGAAGTCAATAAACAATTAGAGGTATTGTAATGGATATATGCGGTGTTGATATTAGATTAGATCAATATCAGATTTCTTCACAAAGAATAAAGAATTCTCTTGAATTAATTTTTAAATATGGTCAAGTAGATGGTTCACACCATAAGGCTTGGGTTATAGATCAAGTTACCAGAATTCTAACAGAACATCAATATGATGAATTTGTTTCTGAATATGGTGGTTATGGCGAATTTGAATGGGATACAGGAGTTGCTCCATGATTAATATACTTAATACAATTAAACAGGCTATTAAAGAAACCATTGAAGAAATCGGAATGGCTAATTTCCGTAGAACATCTTTCTTTGCCTCAAATCAAACAAAATATTCTGACTACTGTCCAGATTACGATAATGTAACTCAGGTAGAAAAGAATATCTATACTGATGGAAAAGAATTCTTTTTTTCCGATGAAACCGGAGATTTAGCCGGTCCATACGAATCAGTAGATCAGGCAAGAACTAAACTCAAAGAATATTGTCATTGGTTAGAAACAGGAGAAGTGGTATGACACACGATCAAGTTAAAAATGTTGTAAAGTATCCTACAGAATTTAAGCGTAATTACAAACGTTTTTATGGAAGACACTGGATCGATCCTCAAGATACTCATGAACCTATTTCAACACAACAAATTTCAATATTTGTTCTTGGGCTTGTAGTATTTTTATGGATTGCAGCTTTTTTAATTTAAGGGTTGACATTCAAAGTCGGATATGAGATAAATAGATTGTAGACGGAATGAATAACTAAACTTAGAAATCTCTAAAGAAATCTCTAAAGAATGTTCTTGGTTCCCTATGTATATGTATATGAATAGTAGTCTTACTACCATATATGTACAGCGTTCGTTCTGTTTACATGTAAACGTTGAGCTATCGTAGATAGTGCTGAAAGACCGGGGGGCAGTACCCCGCCGGTCCACCAAAAGTGTATATGAGACAATTAAAATTATTCGGATAATAAAGATTATAGTCGTTATAATGTAATCCGAACATTATACATATACGTTTTTGATGGGCCGGAAATAGGCTCGATTTTGGCAGGAAGTGGGTAAGGAGTTTACCGGGCGGTGTCGCTCTGATACGGGACACAAAACTGTAAATGTCGCAGCTAATGACAATAGACCCGCTGTTTCTGAAGCAATGAGAATTGCAGCTTAAACTTTAAGGTTTTGCAGTCCGAGGGGAACTGTATAAAATAATCCCCTCACTTCTTTCTTTTATATTAGAACATATATAACGATCATTAACTCGACCTTTATGACCGCCTACATAAAATAATTTAGCTTTGGTATCATACCAAATGTATACATAACCAGTATAAATAATTGTTGACAAATGCTGTCTCCTAAATTAAAGTCTAATGAGATAGAATGAATGGAAGCGGGAACTTCGCGATTCGTGTCATTTATTTATAGGAGGATAATATGACTAAGAAGCAAAATCGCCGTGCTCGTCGCATCCTCAACAATAACATGGAATTCAATATGCCGATTTCCGGTCACAAAATGAACAAGATTAAATATGGTTGTGGATTAGCAGTACAGGATATCAAACTTAAATATAACGAAGAATAAGGAGTAGATATGTCTATCTATAAAAACCTTACCATTGCAGAATGGCAACATAAATTCGCCGGAGAATTTTTTGATCTTTTTGTTGAATATGAATTAAAATCGTTTGGTAAACGTATTATATTAGAAGCAAATCTTTATGAAATTGCTTATAATAATGCGGTAGCAGCTTCCGACGAGTGGAAACAAATTGATCCTGTGGAATCTGCAAAAATTAAATTTCTCGAATTAAAGATAGGATAATATGTTAAAGAGTTTACTATTAGTTTCTACACTGATTTTTGCATCAGTAGGTATTGCACATGCCACAGAATTAAAAATTACAAAAGAAATGCAGGCCGAAATGTGTCCTACACCTTTTGATCATTCTAGGATTGGTAATCAAAAGCCATCTTTTGGTTGGGTAAATCCATTTACTGATGTGATTAATAGTTATTATATCGGTCCAGAAGGTATTGTTCTGCATGTAGAAACAAAGATTAAAAATAATAAAGTTGTTTCAAGCTGTATAACAGAAGTTGGAGCTATTCCGGGTGTTATTGATATTCCTACACCTAATACAGCACCAACACCAAAGGACGCACCAAAGGGTGATGTTCCTGCACTATAAGGTAAGATATGTCTATTGTAAATAAGCTAACCGAAAAAGTTTTCGAATATTTTAAATATCGTGATGTCGTTAAAGAATTAAGTTCAATGACAGACCGAGAACTTTGTGATATTGGTATTTCACGTTGCGATATTCCATGCATTGCTAAGGAAGCCTCAAAAAATGGCTAAACTTTTAAAAGATATTCTTATATCAGAAGGAATCGAACATCTGTTCAAAAATCGAGCAGTAGGAATGATTTCTGCTGTAAAAGGACATCATACAGAAAAGCAAAATGCTGATCTAACAAGCCAGCTTGGAAAAGCTTTAAAAAATCGTGGACATACTGTAATACCAGCAAAAGGTGGCTACGTCGAAAATTTTGGTACAGATGTTGCAAAGCATTCTCATGAAGATTCATTTGTGGTTGCACATAAAACGCAGGGTGATGATCATGGTGCTTTGTTAAAAGATTTAACAGAACTTGGTGCTCGTTACGGTCAAGATTCTATTCTTCATAAGCCTCATAATTCAGATGTTGCATCATTTCATGGTACAACAGATGGCGTTTGGCCGGGAAAAGGAAAAGTTGAACCTGTAGGAAGACTAAATACTAAGTCTAAGAATCCACAGTATTACACAGAATTGCCAAACGGCAAGCGATTTTCCTTCGAATAGCACTTGACATTTTATTCTCTTGTGAGATACTAAATTTTCATGATGGAGATAAAAATGACAAAAGAACGTTGGAAGGCAAAAATTGTTATAAATGTACCTGTAAAAGGTAAGATTGAAGAAATCGAAGAAATTTTTCTTTTTGATGAATATGTGGAATTAGGCGACTATATCGAACAAGGTCCAGATTGGAACCTAATCGTTAGAGTTACTGTAGTTCATAACACATAGGAGCATTATGTTAAAATATCTTATCCCTTTTCTGCTTGTATCAAGTCTCGCCTTTGCTGATGAAGCAAAGATTAAGACGCCAAAACTCGACAAAGTATCTTGTTCAACAAATTTTGAACAAATGAAGTCTGACCTTCATAATGCCGGTTATACAGCATTATTCGTTGCCAAAGATGTAAAAAATAAATCAATCTTGCATGAAGTGATGTATGATGCAGCCACCGATCATTTGGCTTCTATTACTATGTATACAGAAGCAGATGGTAAGACTGTGGATAAGATTTGTCTCGATAATGTATTAGTCGAGCCATATGGATTTGGTCCCACCTTTAGGGACTTCGTTGTTCATCAAAAGATCGACGACTTCAATAAAGCAGCAGATGCCGTTGTTGAAGAAAAAAAGAAACACGCCTTAGAAGAACATGA